CAGGCGGCTGAATAGTTTTGCGTGTCCAATGGATACCAACCGGCAGCGAGCCGGTGCGGTCTGGATCAGCAGCGCAACCAGATCTTCAGACGGAACCGGGTCGCTGTTCTCAACCTCAACTTCCCAGCTGGCCCATCCGCCCGGCTTGGACAGTTGGCGGGTTCCATCGAGCCTGACCGTTCCGTCCAGTTTCCAAGATTCAACGCCTTCACGGATGATGACTTCACCGTATCCGGCGACCCGCAATGCATCTTTAACGGACTGCGGTGTGCCCTTAATCCGATGCGTTGCTGCAGCCGCTTTAATGATAGCCCGGTTTTCTGCAACCGTTGCTCCGGCTGGCCAGATGTCAACAGAGTGCGCCCATGCCAGAAACGGCAACGCGGATTCAGGGCAGGAGTCTGGGTCGGTCACGTCGACCAGAACTTGTGCGTCCAAGCTGAAGGCTCGGCTGGCCGCAATATCGAGAGCAAAAACTCCTTTCGGCTTACGAGCTGCGCCCGGATGCGGAGCACCGGGGAGCAGCGATCTGTCAGCACGCGCAACCACTATTCATCCCTCCCGGTAATGGTCACGATGATCGATGTGCAGAACGCCGCCTGTCCCTGTGAAACTTCCATTCGTTCGATGGGCGATGTTAAAACAACTTCCTTCACGCCCTCGACGTGTAGCGAGCCCAGCAGGCCGCTCATGGTGACGTCCCGGCCGCACGCATGGCATTTTGCGGCATACGCTGCGACGGATTTTCGTGCATTCGCCAGAACGGTTTGTGCATCCGGGCCGTAGAAAATAACCAGCCCGGCCGCGATCTCATATTCAAGGATTTCCGCACTCATCACGGCCACTTTGTCGCAGATTGGCCGGACGGAATCCGGGTTCAACGCATCGGTCACAAAAGGAAGAATACCGAAGCGTTCACCATCGACCAGAGAGCCAGCGAGAGCCCCCGTCAATTCGGCTGCGCCCGCTTCAAAATCATTATCCAGCGTAAAGACAGCCCCGCCTTCAAACTGCATCTGCAGGCCGTTTGGAAGGTCTGAGAGAACGTCTTTAACGGTAATAGCCGCCGCGCCGGGTTCATACCCGGCCGGATTGTTCACCCGCGCTCCATAGCAGGCTCCGTTTCCGTTTTTGGAAAGAACCGCCACATTCACGCGGCCGCCAATATCCGGATTCCAGACAGCGATATCTTTTATGCTGCTATGCGCAGAGAGCGCATGGAATGTGTAGCCGCCAATGGAGCCTGCGGTTGAATACGCCTCTGGAGCCAGAGCCAGACGGCGGCGATAAGCTTCATCCTCTTCACCGGCAAGGCGGACGACCGGGACGGCCATCGATGCGCCGATGTGATCTAGATCCGCTTCCGTGGCGAACGCCAGCATTCGCGCCTTGGCTTTATCATTCATCTTCTGTCGTAGAATCATCTCACGATAAGCAGCCACCTGCAGAACGGAATATGCCGGGTCGGATTCAACCAGCGCATCGAACGCCGGATCGAGCTGTCGGAGATTCGCAAGCATCTCCTGAAAGATGGCCTCATAATCCAGCAGTTCCACCACTTGCGGTGGCGGCAGCTTGCTTAAATCGATGGCGGTAAAAACGGCACTCACAAATCCAATCCTTCCAGCATAATTGATTCTCCGTTATGCTTGTAAAATCCTTCCATAGTTAGAGACACCTCGCCAGACTGCGACACCTCAGCCTGAACCCGCGTAAGCAGCACCCGAGGTTCCCATTGATCTATCGCTTTTGCTGTGGCCGCATAGAAGTCGACCAGCGTTTCAGAATTCATTGGCGCGTCGACCAGACTGTAAAGATGGCTGCCGTATTCCCGGCGCATCACCCGCGTCTCCGGAACGGTTGTCAGAATGTCCTCAACGCTCTGGCGCAGATGTTCCACTCCGCTCAGCGGCTTGCCGGTGTGTTTATCCATGCCTCTCATTTTGAATCACTCCTCATTACGTTGGCGGCAACCAGCGGCAGAACGTACGCAGCGGTATAGCCGCGCTGACGCATTGGATGGTGCGCAACAACAAGCTCTGCCCAGCCAGATCCGAAGCGGCCGTCCATCAGCTCAACAATCCGGCGTTGCGAATATCCGCGCCGCCGCAGCTTGCCAATCAGATCCGCCTGTACCCGGTTCATTTGCATCACTCAACCTCCGCATCGATGGCGTACCGGACGGTTAAAATATTCCAGAACGCCTCCTCAGATTTCACCAAGTGGAACTCCCCTCGCTTCGTGCCATACAGCCACTTAATTCCAACACCCTGAGCGCCGCCGTCATAACCGACACGGCCACGGAACTCCACCGACGTCACACGGAACCCGGCCCCCGGATACATCGGGCCGAATCCATACACATTCCCGGCCGCCAGCGGCTTGCGTTTGATTTTCTGCTGCGTGCTCATTTTTTCGTCTCCGGGGCTTCGCATTCAATGGTGGCTGAATAGCCGTTGTTGTTAAAAGAATGGGTTGCCTTAGTAACCGACCATGTTCCACACAGCTCTTTGCGCAGGCCGGAAACTTCTGCGGCGCACTCCGCAGCAAGCAGCGGATTTCCCGGCAGCGTAAAAGTCGGCTTTGCCGCTCCGCGCAGAATGCGATCCAGCTCCGCTTGAGCGGCACGTCCGGCCTCATCCAGTGTCGCAAAGGTGCCGCGCAGTTTTTTAACCGGCGGGGAATTCCCAACCGTAAAAGGAATCTGTTCGGCGGAATCCAGATCATGCCATACCGCTTCGACCGACTGATATGCCTCACGGTCGGCAATATTCATGCTCCATCGGGTCAGATCCGTGCGGTGCAACTTGACAGTTTCCGGAATCTTCCCGGACACGCTCTTGGCCAGACCGCGCGGAACAAAAAGAAGGGCTCCACCGGACGGCTTAGCCACCGCATTCCGCTGCTCAGCCAGCCGCGTAAGAAAATTCAGATCGCTTTCGTTAGTTTGATCAATGTGGGCAATCAGCTCCCCGCCAAGCTCTGGGTCAACGCCGGGCTCATATCCAGCGGCAGTGGCAATCGCCGTCACAATTTCACCGAGAGTCTTCTCATGCCACGAACGGGTTTTATGTTCCTTCAACGCCGCATTAAATCCCTTCAGCGTGGCTGAGTTTCCAACGTGCGCTGCTTTCGCTTTCAGAGTCAGGGTGTCCGGCGGGCCGTCGATATCGACTTCGTCGTAGATATACATCCCCATGAACCGAAGCCCGGTTTCTTTGTACCCAAGCCACACCTTGATCTCAGCGCCGGTCGGGGGAAGTTCGACGGCATTATCGCGGTCATCCAGCGTCATTTCAAATGTGTCACTCTGCAGTCCCTCGTTATCAACGATCTCTGCGGAAATCAGCCGACGGCGAATCGCCTCCGTCACATCCTTGCTGTTCGCTTCAATTTTATAGTCAGGCCGCATCGTTTCACTTTTCCCTTAAAAATTTCACTTTCCGCCGTTTTCTTTCATTCGCGACCATTCGCGTGATTCGCGGTCAAAACCTTAATCCCACAGCCGCACGGTTTTCTTCACCGGGGTCTGCTTCGCCGGTGCACCAAGATCCGGAAGCAGAATCCGGGTACCCTTAGGTGGCAGCGGACAAAGAGCTGCCAGACCGGGATTGGCCGCCAGAACCTTTTCGGTTGTGCCGATGGTATGGCCGTAGTGGCGGAAGCAAATCAGATCCACCATGTCACCGTACTTTGTGATGTAGGTAACGTCCGCCATTACTCAATCCATCCCTTAATCCAAAGAATCAGCAGCCACGGCCAGAAGAGAATCACCACGGCGGCATAACAAAGTATCTCAGCACTCCACCGCCACGGCATCGGACACGGCTCCTGAGCTGACCGACGGGCAAGCACCAGCGCGGTCACCAGACCGATCAGCAGATAAATTTCAATAATGAGTAATACGACATTCATAGTTCATCCTTCATCGTTCATCATTCCGCCGTCAGGCGTCATCCTCCCCGTAAGCGCTCATCTGGATTGAAAATTCCTGCTTGCGTGCAACCCCGTCGCTAAAGAAAGAGCTCTGCGTTTCAGTAATGGTTTCGATGCACCACTTGCCACGGATATACCCGAGCTGATCGACAAGAATCTGAGGCTCTCCGGTATCGGCCAGTTTGCGCAGCGCTTCCACTTGGCCAACGCCGCCTTGCTCGGCAAAAATAACACCGGTCAGGGTAATGGTGTCATCGCCCTTGCCAGTGAACTGCCGTGCCGGTGTGCGCCCGGCGCGTTCCTGAGACGGCCAGCGCCATGATGTGGATCTCGACAGCGAATCATACGCCGCCGTACTGATCGAAAATTTATAATCGCCCAGACCCAAAAGCACGCCCCGGCCAGACCGCCCAACAATCCTCTCACTGGCATTAATCATAAAGCCTCCCATTCCGCTCCGAACGGGCCTTCCGTTCCCGCTCCTTCAGCTTGCGGTCAATCTCAACGGCAAGCTCCTCGCCGCTCTGTCCGGGTTGCTGCACAATACTAATCGGTGCATTAATGGTGGCATTGCTTGTGTTCCCGGAAGAGGCCATTGCAGGCAGTGCGCCTGCTGGCAGCGGCGTAGTGGCCACCGCAACGGACGCGGCCGCTCCGGCCACCGCACCCTTGTTGTCGCGCCACAGTCCATCCATCTTTTCTCCGACCCAGCTGATCGCCTTAATCCCTTTGCCGAGAAGCGAGTTGTCAAACACCGTCTTAATAATCCGGCCGATCTCCAGCAACCGCTCTTTCATCCAGCTCCAAACCGATCCAAGGCCCTTCTTGATTGCGCCCCAGTGTTTAATAACCAAGCCGAGCGGCGTCCACGAAAACACTTTTTTAAGAACATCCCACACCGCCCCGGCACCCAATTTAATCCCGCGCCACAAAGCTCCAAAAATTTGACCGACCGGCTTCCACCGCAAAAGCATTCCCAACGGGCTCCATTTAAAAACCGCTTTGATCGCCCCCCAGATTGCCCCTGTAATCGCCCCCCAGTTTTTCACCAGAGCGCCAATCGCTAACCCGACGGCAATAAGCCCGGCAATAACCCATGTGCCCGGCCACGCAAACAGCGCCGCATTCTGCGCCCACTGTGCAGCCGTCCATACCATCGTTCCGGCGGCCACGCCAATGATCGCCGCCGTCACGCCGCCAATAATCCAGCCGAGCGGAGGGAACTTTTCGATAGCCCAGGCAATTGCGCCAAACAGAAGTCCAATCGGCTTAAGCACCAGATTGAGTCCGGGTAGAACCGAACCGGCAATCACATTACCAACCATCTTCAAGTTCTGACTAAACATCGTCATCTGCCCCTTGGTGGAGGAGAGAAATGTTTTGTAACTATCGCCAACAGTTCCGGCGCTGTTTGAAACGGCATCCGTTCCGGTTTTAAGTTTATCCAGCTGCTCGATCAGGGGGATAAGACCCTCTTTTCCTTGAACGTCAAACAGCTCCTGCAGCTTGTCATTGCGCTCATCAATATCCAGACCGTCCAGAGAGGCCTTCATGCCCTCGAGCGTAGCAATCAAGTCCATCTGTCCGTTGGCACCGCGCACAACCGAAAACCCGAGTTCATCCGAAGCTTTGGTCATGTTGCGCATCACCGCCGCGAACGCCGTCCCGGCGCGGCTTCCGTCTAGACCGGCACCGTTCATAACCCCCAACGCGGCCGCGCTCTGCTCAAAATCCACCTTGGCAGAGGCAATCGTCGCCGAGGCATAACTCATGGATTGGCCAAGCTGATTGAAATCATCGATCTGAAAAAAGAACTGCGTTTTGGCGAGCACATCGCCGATGTGATCCATCTTTTTCTCAGTCGTCCCCTCCATCGACCCGCCAAGATTATTGAACGTCGTTGCAAAAATCTTTCCAACTTCAGAAGGAACACCTTTGGTCACATAGGCCAGCTTATGAACCAACTCAGTACCGGCGCGGGAAACCTCTTCAGATAGCCCGGCCGAGTTGAGCTGATATTCGACATCCAGCACTTCATTCTCAGTAGCCAGCGAACCTCGAGCGAACTTCCGTGCATGGCTCATTGCCCGCCCGACCGCCGCGTCTTTGTCCGGCGCATTGATCACCGTCCGCAGATAAAGCCCTTGTTCCTCGATGGCGGCAGCGGCCTTGATCATCCGGCTTGCGCCATAAATCGCAGCTCCAAGGGCGATCCATCGCCCCCGGCTTTCGCTCAGCTGCTTGTTCAGATCCTGCTGCCGGTTTTTCAGCCGCGTAATCTGCGCTTCCGACCGGGTCATCACAGTGCCAAGCAGCTTATTCTGCTTAACTGCAGCGCCAACCCCGGTCGCGTACTCCTTGATCGACTTGCGGGCGGTTGAAAGTGCCTGCGTGTGCGACCCGGACAGCGCCGCGCCAATCACCACTTTCACATTCATTTCGCTCATTGCATCAGTCCTTTTTCTCAGCCTGCTTTACCGCTTCAAGCCAATCGAGTAGTTCGCGGCCATCCATCTCCATCAGCTCGCTAAGCGGCCATCCGGTATGGCTGGCAAGAATCACGCAGGCTTTTCGGGCTTCTGCGGGCTGGAAGACAAAAAACCAGTATAGACCTTTTGCATTTTGGAATAATCCGCCATGTCCATTTCCGCGATCTGCTCTTCTGTCACATCGCACAGATTGGCAAACAGCCTCATCTCTTTGGCCGCGTCGCTCGGGGCGGCATCAGCCGCGACCATGTCGCGAACTTTCGGT